ACTTCGTTGGCAAGAGCCTTGTTAACGGCTTCTTCCTTCTCGGCTTCTGTGTTCATGCCGCCATGCTCGTCTAGCATTCTGGCGTCAGTTCGTTCCTTCAACTCATCCTTGAATGGCTTTAATTCTGCCAGCGCACGGATCAACTCGTCGCCGCTGCTAAAGCCAAACATCTCGGCTGCTAGGTCTGGCGCGAGTCCGCCTTCCATTGTCATGCCACGCAACTTGGTCAAGTCAACGGCTGGCGCCAAGCCAGTCGTGCTAGTTGGGTACATGCTGCCAACAGCCACACTGTCAATCTTGTTGCCTACAAGTACTTCAATTTCCTTGCCGCTTGGGTCAACCATCTTGCCAGTCTTAAAGAATCGTTCTGCCTTGCGGACTGGTTCGTTGTCCATCTTGTTGGACTCTTCGCCTTGCACGGATCTGCGAAGCGCGTTGTGAGCGGCTTGCATTGTCTTGAGAATTCCCTTGCGCGCGCCCGACAGCCACTCCATCTGCTTAACTGTCGCCTTGGTCAAATCGGTGACGGCCATCTCATGCGCCTCTGCAATTTCAGCCTGGTACGCAGCCCATGTGGCGTCATTCATTCCAGACTCTTCTTGTGTTTGGTACATGCCCTTAAAGTTGTCAATCGCTTCGCGCCGTGAGATCTGCTCTTCGGACGCAAGCATTCGGTCGAACACGCCGCGCACCTCATCAGTCAAGAACGGTAGATCAGTTCCAAACTGCTGCTTGTAAATTTCGTTTAGATCGTCGCGGATAGACTTATATGCTCGCGTTGCCCAACGGCGGAACCTTTCAAACACGCCTTGCAATTCAACGCTTGGCGCCCTGCCTGTGGCTACCCAAATTTCTGCGTTGTACGCAACCGCTTCGTGGTGTCGGCGCTGCTCTTCAAGAGTCATTGCGTTCCAGTTCGCAATGCGCTCTTGCATATTACTGCCACCAATGCCAAACCATTTCAGCAATATGTCGGCGTCAGATTTAGACAATTCACTTGCGGCTGGATCGGTTGCTGTTCTAAATAAATCAATCACAAACCAATGCATTAATTCATGGAAAACAGTAAGCGAATTAGCATTCTTTATAGTGATTAGATTCTTAACTGGATCAATTTCTCCGCGAGCGCCGCCTTCGGCTGCTTGGAATAGAGGCAGTCCCTGGCTTACTTGCTCGGCTAGTGCGGGAGTGACGGTGAAGCCTTGTTGACGCATCGTGTCTGCTTCAGTCAAGTCTGCGTAATACGCATTGTCTTCAGGACGGCGCGTATCAATTTCAACTTCTCCAACCTTGTCGCCACCCAATTTCTTGAGCATTTTGCCCAACGCTTGCGGAACAATAGTGTCGTAAAACTTCCGCATTCCCTCGCCGCCAATTTCAATGTCGCCTGACGCAATGGTGTGAATCTCGTCTGGCTTTGCGTCCGCCTCTTCAAGCAATTGCTTGCTACCAGCCTTGCCAAACACTTCGTTGATTCTGTTTGCGCTGACAGATTGCTCGCCCTGTACAGGCTTGCCGCCTTTGATTGCGCTGTATGTGTATGTGCCATCATCGTTGCGCGTAATCTCAACTTCGTCCACGGCCTCAGTCAAAGCCTTGCGATAACGCTGAACGCTTTGATCGCCGTCAACAAACGCAACGCGGTCGTATCCACCGTTGACTGCCTCAAGCAAGATTTGCTTTAGTCCTAGTTCAAGCCAGCCGCTGGTTGTTTCAACAAATGGAGCGCGAGGAACTCGTTCAGTTTGTTGTGTTGTTTCAAGTGCTGCACTGTATTCTATGCTAGCGCTAAGTTCTTCTGCTACTGCCAGTCGTTCTTTTTCCGCAGCAATTGCATATTCTTTATCATCTACAACAAGTTTTCTGTATGCATCTGTTAATTCTTTTCTTCGTTCTCCTGCTAATAAAATATCTTGGTAAGATTTTAAACCAAGTTTTGCAAGTATTCGATCTTGCTCAACACTAACAGCAATTCGCGCAAGGTGGAGATCTTTGTTGGCTTCCAACAATTTATTGCGTAGTGGTTCTTCTTTATCAATATCTTCTTGCTTTATTGGAGTAACAAATCCTTTTTCTCTTCCCTCTTGTCCCCAGCCGCTTTGCACTTCTTCGACAAGCATGACTTTGTTTCCATCTGCGTCAACGCGGTCGTTTAGTCTTACATGAACAACTGGGTTTTTAATTCCTGGCCAATGCGAATCTTGATATTTTGCTTTTTCTGTTTCTGTTATTGATGCATACTCAGATCCTCCAGCCTCTTTATACTTTTGCATTCCTTTTAATGCAGATTCCCTGTCAGGAAAAGTTTCAACTAATTTATCATTTTCATCTGTGAGTGCGTATGCATTGGGATTCTTGCCTGGCAGTGTCACTATTAATTCTCGGTAATTGTCGCCGCCAGGTAATTGATATTTTTCATATCTGACAGACGAAATTGATGGATCGCTTACTGAATCTTCTGTTTCAATATATTGATTAAGAGTCATTCCATCGACATCAACCAACACATTGTCAATAATTGCGTGAAGTGTTAGCCTTCTGTCGGGATCAATATTTGTTGCGTTTAATTGCTCAAGTTCTGCAAACGCAGACTCAAGTTTTGGAGTAAGCATTCCATTTTCTTCAAGTTGCAACTTTGCATAAGCAGTTCCACTTTCAACAGACCTGTCTAATTTTTTAACATCTTGATCTAATCGAACTACTTCAACCTTGACGCCGCCAGCGTCTAGGAACGCCTGAACCTGTTCCTTGGTTATCTTACCTTCTTGCAGGTCGAGCCAGTTGTTAAGACCTGACCAGTAGACTTCCTTTTCCTTGACAACACCCTTAGCAATTAAGCCCTTGATCTGCTGCTTCCAACTGTCAGCGCTGGCTGACTTCGTTGTTGACTTGCCTACTTCAACGCCTAGAGCGGAGTAGAAGGTGGCTGGGACTGCGGACTGTTTGAGTTTACCTGCGGCTTCTTCGGCTCTTGCGACTTCTTGGTCGATGAGTCTGGTCGCTTGTTGACGGAAAGAATCAATGCGCCTTGTGCCAAGGATGGAAACACCTCTAGGAGCGGGGCGTTGTAAATTCGTGTCATATGTGTCCTTGCTGTCAAATGCGGTGTTTGCTTTTGTATCCGTAACTTTAAATGCACCACCAAGGTGCTTATCAATCATATCTCCCAATTCTGTAGTGTCAATTCCAGTATCATTGATAATTGACATTTTTCCGTCAATTGTGGTGTGTCCCTGAATTATTTGCTTGCCATTGTGCTTTAGTTTCCACAGTTTTTCGTACAGTTCTCCAACCTGTTTTTCGGTGTATCCATCTGGCAATTGTATTGAAATCAATCCAGACTCTTGCGATCCCTCAAACTTTTCTGCGGATATAGAGAACATTCCCTGCTGTGAAAGAGCGTGACCCAAAGCCTTTGCAACTTGTCTAGTAAGTGGGCCAGACTCAAGACGCAAGGCAAAGCCTGGGTTAGTTTTGCCCTGCCAACCACCAACCTGTGGAATTATTTCGCCGCTTACTCCAAACTCTTTCAATACTTCTGGAACGATTACGGCTGCAACATCTGCGCTTATGCCGTGCTTTGTTTTGGAATCAAGAGCGTCCCATCGACTAGATAGGTTTGCATCTGTTGGATCTGGTGCAACTTCAAACAACACTTCAGACTTTTGTATTGTCTTTACTTTGACGCTTTTTTCAGAAGCAGCCTTGGCAGAAACGCCTTCATAAGTTTGACCAGGCGACTCGTTGTATTCAGACGCCGCCCATGATGGGTTTGTAATTCCGCCTACAAGTTTGATAATTTCTTCTCTGGCTTGTTCTTGTGTCAGTTCTCCGCTCTTGTATTTTTCCCAAATGTTTTTAACCAATGGCTTAAATGTCTTTTTCTTTGACGCTTCAAATAACCCGCGCACTGCTTCCCAAGTTATTGATTGCATTTCTCTAGGAAGAACACCAACGGCTTCAGCAGCCCTGCGATACGCTTCAAAGTAAATTGAGTACGCGCCACTTTGACCAGTCTCACCAGACGCCGCTGATCCACCAAACGCATGTGCGACCGTATCATCTGTTCCTGCTAGCGGCATAAAGTTTGCCGCCGCAACAGCGTGTGTGTCAATTGTTATGTACTTGCCAGACTCTGGGGCAAACAAATTATTGTAGAAGTTTCTAACTTTGTGTTCGTTTCCAATTTGATAAAACACATTCTCAGCGCGACCGTCTACGATGACGCTAATAGCCTTGGCAACCGCTCCGTAACCAGCCCAACGCAAACTAGACTTAGTTCCCGCTTGGGTTGTTCTTGTTTCACCAACGCCGCCTTCTGGCAATAAAATTCTGTAACTTTGCTCATTAAATGTTTGATCAAATACACGAACCCAAACAGCGGCTTTGTATGGGTCGCTTAATAATTCTTTAAGAGTCGTACCCTTTAAATCATCGTACAACTTCATAGCCGCAGAATCTTCTTGATCTTCTGACTTTTCTACTGCCTTGGCTAATCTGTCTGAAACCTTTCTTGCTTGAACCGCTTCCTTTTCTAATTCGGCTTGCGCTTCTTCGGTTGTGTTCCAGTCAGGTTGCTCAGCCATCGCCTCCAAGCCACCAGCGCGAGTCAACGCAATTTCTGCCTTAGCCTTTCGCAGAACCTTTGCTTCTTCCGCAGCCAGCCTGGCCACTTCCTTTAGTTTGGCAGCGGTGGCAGACATCTTGTCGTCCCACACGAAGTCAGACTGGGTGGTGACAATGTCAATAATTCTATTGCCAAGAGTTACATTTTCATACCAGTCCTTCTGTGGACTAAGAACTGCAAACACTCCACCAACCTGCATTGGAGAAAGTCCAGTATTAGAAGAGATGTGGTCAAGCATTCTTCGACCGCCTGGATACCACAACTTTGCGCGCTCTCGTAATTCTGGCGGCATCAAGTTGTAAAGCGCAACAAGGTTGTCAGACGCCTGAGCCAAGAAATTTTCAAGTTGTTGTTCTGGCGTGGCGTTCTCATCAAGGAAACGCATCGGAGTTAACTTCTTTAGTATTTCAACATTCTTTGCCAACACTTCTGGCGTTCGCAATGTTTGTTCATGTGAAATTGTCAGCAGAGTTGTAAGCGGATCTTCCGTTGCAGTAACACTGCTTGGCCGTCTTGTTGATAGTTCCTGCCTTAAAACCTGTGGCGTTGTAGTGTTTGCTTGTTCAGTAAATTGACGCACTTCTGATTGTTGCTCATCCGTTCCTTCAAACGCAGAATATCCGCCTTCCGACATTCCCATTTGATATTTTCCATCAATAATAAATCCGCCATCAATTATTGATTCAGCAATGTTTGGAAATGTGTCAACAAGGTCTCCGTGCATTGTTGCGTCACGGTCATAATAAATCTTGCCGTCATAATCCATTACGGCAAATATGGTTCGTTCACCTTTTGCTGGCGCTGGAGGATTGTTAGCGTCAAACACGCCACTACTTGGCGCTGACGCTTGCTCAAACGATCCTTGCGCTGGCGCCTGTTGCGCGGCTTGCGCGGCCTGTTGCTGCGACTGAAATGTGGGAACAGGATGTCTAGCAACCCACTGCGCTGGCGTGATGCCAGCAGCAGCAGCGCCTGTGACAGCGCGAGCCTGAACCAACTTGGCGGCGAACAAAGCCTCTGTGACTGGTCTACCAGCCGCAACCAGTTGGTCGTTGACTACCTTCTCAATTTCTTTAGCCTCGCGCACGAACTGGGCGTTGACCTTTTCCTGCACAGCCATCTCGACCTGCGCGTCTTTAATGTCTTGCTCTCTTGTTGCTAGCCGTGCAATTGTTTGCTTTGCGCTGATATCTTTTGGATCAAACCGTGCATTTTCCATCAATGGCGTTTCAAGTTTAGTGCCGACAATGTTGGCTGCGAACTGAGCGGTAGGGATCTGAATGTCGCCGCCAGAAGTAGCCTTAGATAATTGTTCACGAACGCCAGGCAATGCGTTGTCAATCTGTTGCGCTGTCAAACCAGACTGGTTCAACACATTCACCATCTCTTCAGCGTCAACATACATCGTCTCTGCCGCTGTTCCTTGGGCTTGTGCCGCCACGAAGTTGGCTAGCGCGCTAGGCGATCTGCCCTTTAATTTAGTGGCTTGCACATTCTTGCTGAGGTCTGTCAAGAATTGCTTGGTCTTGTTTGAGTCCCTAATGTTTTTGGCGTCAACTGCCAAGTTTAACATTGGGCCAAATGCGCTCATCACGGCAGTTGCTTTGAATGTTTGTTCAGATACATCTAGCAATCTGTTTGCAAGTTCTTTAAGGCCTTCTGGAGTGGAAAATTTTGATTCGTATTCTCCTGGTGCATATCTGCCCGCAACATCTTCGGCAACAATTGATGTCATTTCCTGCGATATTTCTTGTACCTGTTCTCCAAGAATTTCCATTCCAAAATATTTTCCAGCAGTCTTTATTGCGCTTATAGCAGTTGGCTTTGCAAGTTCCTGTATTCCGCGCTTAATAATTGTTTCACCAACAACTTTTTTTAATGCAGCCTTAAACGGAGCGGTTGCCAATCCAAGCGTTCCAATTTCAATTAATCCGTTGACAGTTCCACCAATAGAAGAAACAGTTCTTGCAACATCCTTTGGAACTTTATTTCGCAACAATTCTTTGTAAAGCATTCCGCCTTCAATTTGTGAAGTGACCACTCCAATGCCAGCAGTTGCACCCAAACCAATGCCTGTCAATACACCTCCTGCAACCGTGGCTGGTGCAAGTGGGCCACCAGCCAATCCAAGTGCGCCACCTGTTACGCCGCCCGCAATTGCATATTTGGCAACTTCTGGAGCCATTGAAACCATTTGACCCATTGCATAAGAAACGCCACCAAACAAATATGTATTGATTGGCGGTGGCGCATTTTCTTCAAGCGTCTTTAATCTTTGACGAGTTTCTTCATTTAGATCTTTTTCTTCTAGTCCGTTGTTGCTCATCCAGTGATAGATCAAAGCCTCTTCAGTTTGATATTGAGATCCACCAAACTGTTGTGCAATTTCCATTGCCACTTCTGGCGGAAATGGTTGACCAGTTGCGGCTGATGTAATAACTTTAAACAATCCGCCTAAAGAGGAAAGTTGCGGGATGTCGTCGTGTGCAACCGAAGCAAATTGACGGTCAGCCATCATTCTTCCAAGCACTGGATTTGTTGCCATTAAATCATAAGATTCAAATCGTTTTTGATCAGCGGCTTTTTTGACGGCAGCCATGTTCTGCATGGCAAGGTCTTGACCAACACCAATTTGACCTCCAATGCTTTGAGCGGCTGCTGTTTCGTCTGGGTTTGTTCCAGACACACTTGCAAATGTTGAATTTAAATTTGATTTGCGTTGCTGAATAATTCCAGAAACGGCTTGTTGTGCAGACGCAAGACCAGTGTCGGTTTGTTCAATTGCTGGCTTTCTGTTTTTAACAATGTCTCCAACAATAGAATTGTAATCTCCAACATTTTGTGATGGTGACATGTCAACAGCAGATCCTTCAGTAATTGATTCCATTATTTCTTGGCTTTCATTTGTTGATATGCCTGAGCAATTTCTTGATCTGATAATTTATGAACGCCAGCGGCTTGAACAATCAGCGCGTAGTCTTGTGCAGGAATATCAATTCCAGCAACTGGGTAAATAGCACTTCTTAATTGTTCAGCAGTCATGGATGCAACTGGAACGCCAGGCTTATCCCACCCAATGGTAACGGTTGCTCGATCAAGCAATTTCTTGCGAATAATATCTCGCTTCTCATTTGGATCTAAAGGCTTTCTGCCTTTCTGTTCCACATAAATTTCTTGTTTAATGCTTTGGCTTAATATTAAATATTGGCGTTTATTGTCTTCATTTTTTGAATCAACAAGATCAGCCAATCCATTATTAATTAATTCAACATCAAGAACACCAGCATCAAACGATGCCTGATTTTGATTTTCCTTAAAGTCTTTGCTGTTCATTTCCTTGAGAAGCGATACATATGTTTGCTTCGTCATGTTTGGAGCATTATCTTTTAACCAATCTGGAGTAAGAATCTTTGGGTTTTGTGCAAGTTGCACTTCAAAGTCAAGATCGTTTTCTTTCTGTATTTTTCCAGTAACTAATTTTTGATCTGATGGTTTAAGTTTGCCGTAAATTAGAGGATCAATTTTAGAAGGATCTCCACTCATTACAGAATTAAACATGGCTTTGTATTGTTCTTCTTCATACGCCTGTTTCTGTTCGTATTGCTCAATTACGCTTGCCTTTGCGCGCGCGCGCAGGGTCGGATCTGTGATTTGCTCAGTGACAATTTTAAGAGCATCCTGCACTGTTTCTGGTGGCTTTGCTTTTTCCCTGTTGATCTTTGGATTTTCGTTGTTTAAGTTGCGCGGATCAGTTGGCTTGTCATTCTTAACCGCTTGGTATCGCATCGGTTCCTTGCGAGCGGTGGACAATTGCTCGCCAGTGACAAGTCGTTGACCAGCCTTAACCATGTTGCCGTCTGCAAGTCCAGACATCTTGACCATTACGCCATCATCCATTTTCATCACAATGTTGGTAACCCCATTTGTAGTTTCAATCGATTCGACTGTTCCATCAAATGGTGCAAGTACTGGTGTGCCTGGAGCCGCGTCAATATCAATTCCGTATTCTGCGCCAGCGGGTGGAATCGTCATCTTTGCACCGTCAATTGGCAGTTGATAGCCGCCAGTAGTTTTACTGTCAGCAACTCCAGTAGACCAAACATTCGACGCAATTTCTGTTGGGGCAATGCGGTCAATGTTTGCGTCAATTGACGACATCAATGAATCAGCGGTCTTCGTGTCAAGGTGGCCAGCCTTGTTCTGCTCTTTCACATAGTTCATTGCGGACTGATACTTTCCATCAATCATCAATCTGTTTGTGACTCCTGTTGTGACCTGGCTCCATACCTTTCGTTCCAGTTCCTTCATTTGGGCAGAGTTCTCAGCAAACCCTTGCAACCGTCCAATCTCTTTGACTTCAGCCATAGCAACGCCAACATTTGCATTGAAAGATCCAACAGGAATCTTGGTGGTCACACCATTAACAACAACATCTGCGGTCTGATTTCGTTTGTTGTAATCATTTACTGCAAGTCCAACATATTCGTTGGTTCGCGCCTCGGCTGCTGTAACCGCAAGAACTTGTACTTGCTTGTTTCGATGGTTAAGTACTTGACCCTGAAACGCCAACAGGTTTCTAGACGCAGCCTGTTTAAACATCTGCTTCTGCGTGTCGTTCTTTAGTCCATCCGCAATTCCACTTGCGGACTGAATCATTGCATCGTTGACCGCCTGAAAGTTTGATTCAGCGTCAACACCCTGCATGTTCATGTACCCATTCTGTCCGTTCAGTAGTTGCTGTGTCGATTGCAAGAACTGCACATCGGCGGCCTTGGCGCCAGCCTCGTCAATTGCGTCTTGGATGTTGCTACCTACATTCCAAGCAACATTGCCAGCGCGAGTCATTGCTTGACCCATTTGTACTTGTTGGTCTGCCGCTAGGTTACGAACTGGCTCAACGCCTGGCGCCTGTAGCGGAACATCGCCTCCGTCTTGCAAATTAGCCTGTGGAACAAACGATGAAGGTACTGTTGGCATTTTAAGATCTCACGCTTGAGTTGGCTGCGATCAGTTGATCGATTCGGTTGTTACGCGCCCAGTTCTGTCCAATGTCGGCGGCGCTGGTCAACAGACTGGTTGACATGCCAAAGCCAGGACTAATCGTTCCAGCCGTGGTGTTTAAGTTGTCAGCGCTTAGACCAGACATCACAGACTGGTTGCGGTAGTTCATGGCTTGGTTCCTAATGGATTCAGCCTGTCGTACGCTGTTCGCAGACATAGTCATCCTGTCGATCTCTTTGATCAGATCCATGCTTCCAATGACCTCTGCGGCGCTTCCTACGCCACCCTGAATGCCACGCGCCGCCATTGACGCTTTGGCTGACGACTTGGCTTGACCAGCGCCCATTGTGTAGCGACCAATCTGCTTGGCGCTTGACAGCATTGACTGTTGCGCGCTGAACTCTGCGCTCTTGGCGTTGATCGCAGACATCTCAGACTGGAACTGCTGGTTAAGTGCTTGGCTCTTGAGTTGGTTCTGAGCGCTCTTGGCTTGGTAGAAGGTTCCGATTGCGCTGTTGGCGGCGCCAAAGATCGCCATGATAGGGCCAAGTGTTTGCAGTCCTTCGGCAAGACCAGATGCGAATCCACCACCAGCAGAAGGATTTAGGACATCCATTCCAGCCTGGTTAAAGGTAACTGCGCCAGCGGCACTGTCCGTGTGGATCTGAGAATTCCATTGTGTGAAACTAAGTTGCGACATATTTAGCCTCCTACCACCGCTTCAATTGTTACGCCAACAATCGTCAATGGCAGTGGATCAGCCTGACGAATGTAGATTTGACCGCCTTGCGCCCATGTCGGTGTGATGTTGACATTGATCTCGTCGCTACGCAGCGCTGGCGGTGATCCGTACGGCTCGTTGGTTCGCATCTTGGCTTCGGTCAACTTGTCAGAAGTAGGGCCAACAAACAATCCGCTTGATTGAAACACGCGCACCCAAGCCTGGTTGATGTTCTTGACTCGACCTTGACCGAATGCGTCGATGTTGAGCGTCAACGGAAGAGTTTGCAAGTCGCTGAAGTATTGCAATCCAACATGTATCTTGACTGCTGCTCGCTCAATTGAGATTGAGCCGCCGACAACGACTTCGCTTGGCAACACGGCGCCGTCCGCCAATATAGAAACGGTCTTGCCTTCCAAGTGTGACAGACCAACAACAGAATTTCGTGCGAACCCGCCATCCAATATAGGCACATTGCGGAACGCCACCGCCAAGACCTTGTCTGGTCGAGCCTGAACCACGGTGGTTGATGAGCATCCTTCGATTGTCAACCTGTACTGTGTTCCGTCAGTTGCCGTGAATACGAACGCGTCCCCAATATCCGTCAGCGCTGGGAACGCAAAGATTGGAGTGGACGCCGTGATTGTCAACACTTCAGTTGGCCCCCAAAGAGTGCCACCAGATACGGTCACGGTTGTCGCTGTTGTGTTGTTTCCGTCATAAGTCAACCCTGAGTCAACAAAGAAACAATCTTCAAGTGAGTCGAATGCGTTGGACGACATGCGTTCGACATAACGAACTGAGTTGCCGTTGACCGTTCGCTTCACAATAACATACAAATGATCTTCATTACCTTCGGCGACACAGGCGCAACTTTCAAACACGCCGTCCGTGTCGTGCTGATGCCAAGCGCCAACCTGTTGCTCAGGCACATAAGTCAAACCCAACAGCAAGCCAGTTGACGAAACAAACCAAAGCAGTGGATGCGGCGACTTGCTGTAGCACATGTCAACAATGTCGTAGTTGTCAAACAAGTGTGCAGCGCGCAACGACAGATCGCCTGTGATGTATCCGTTGGACTGCCATGAGTATCCCAACTCGCGGATGTGTCCGCCACGCGCAGCGCAGTAAACCATGCTGTTGTTGACAATCGACGGCTGCACATTGTTGGCGCCAATATAAGACTGTGGTCGTACTGAGATCGTAGTTGGCGTAATCGCATCGCTGTTGACTGGAGACACACGCCACTCGGCAGCGCTGGTCAACAACATCAACTGTTGCAACGGAACAATGTGTCGAATAGTGTTGGCTTCTCGCGCCGCAACTTTAAATGAAATGCGGTCGTCGTCCTTTACTGGCAAGCGGTAAGACATATCGCTCTCAGTGCCTGACCGTGTCATCCACAATTGCTGTGGTGCATTTGTCGTTCCTGCAAATACTCTGCGTTGCTCGAAGTAAGAGACAGCGCCAGGGTAGTTGTATCCACTTAGGACAGGCGTACCAAATGTGGCTAACGATCCACCAGACGGAGTGGTTACTGTGACAACTGGAGCGGTGTAGTTTGATCCTGGACTTGTGACATTCACCTTTGTGATGACGCCGCCAGTAATTTCCGCGCTCAATACCGCGCCTGTACCAGTTGCGTCTGCCACGCCAAGAACAACAGCGCCCTTTACCAACGCAGACAAAACAGGAGTAAGAACAGCGCCAGTACCAGCAGGATTGTCTGGTGGTGGATTTGGTGTGTAATAATATCCATTGTCTGACAACACAAATATTGGTGCCGTGTATCCGCTGCCAGCGCTAGTAATTCCAATTGTGGTGATGACTCCACCAGTAAGACCAACCGTGAATACTGCGCCTGTTCCTGTAGGGTCTGCCACCGTCAGCGTTGGAGAGTTGTATCCAGTTCCACCGTTGGCGATAGTTACAGCCGTGAATGAACCGCCAGTGCTTGTTGTTCCGTATGCAGTACCGCCGTTGGTTACTGGAACGCTGACAATTCCATTCTCATAGAATGTCGTGTCATAGATGGGAGTTGTGATTCCCATATCGGGCGCAATGTTGTTGTCAGTGAATGAAAGCGCTTCGGTCTGACCAATGTATCCATACAGACCAGACTGGATCTTGTAGATGTTGTATCGGATGGCGCCAGACACGGACGACCATGTGATTGTGTTGTATGCGCCGTTCACATACAAATTGTTGGTCGCGCTTACGCTTGTGGACGCCAGACTCTCGTCAACTCCGTTGGCGCCGATAGCAGTAACAACATATGAGTTTACTATGTCGAATATCTTTGACCCATATTCAACTTTGCCGCCACTCGTGTATGCGGTGTATGCGGTCGTATCCACAGGAACGCCAGTCGTGTAGTCCTTGACGCTCAACGCTGGTGTTGCCGATGTGTTGACAACATAGAAACGGTCAGCAAGTAGAGTCATTCCACCAACGCCGCTGATGTATATGGAATCGCCAACTACAAATTGGTGCGCTGACGAAAGCGTAATAGATCCTGGATTCGCTTGCGTGATCGCAGTGATATTGAACGCCTCGCCGCGAGACGCCGTGACTGCAACACCGCTTGGACTTGTCACGGATTGAACAAACGGAATCTTGACTAGTGTCCATTGCGTAGCGCCAAGTCGTCGCAGTTCGCGTGGAGCGTAGTTTGGATGGACTAGCGTCAACACATCTGAGGACTGGACATGGTGAATGTCGAACAAATCCGCTGACAAGTATGGGCTTGGGATCTCGTATGCAGGACTTGAAATTAAGAACCAGTATGTGGCATTGGTTGGCAAGTTACCTGTCGATGCAAGGATGCAGTAATAGTTTGAACCGCCATAACTGACCATGTCGCCGACCACATACGATGTTGCTCCGTTGTATGCGGCTCCAGTGCCAGCCAACAATGTCGCGCCTTGCGTGTGAAATCGGATGTAGCCATCTCCAAACTCAAGAACCATTGTCTGCGTGGTGCTGTATGTAAATGGAATCAGTCGAGTCTTGTTGGCGCTGTTCTTGACTTCGCGCACGAAGGATGTGCCTGGGCGATTCACGGCAGGGCCTTGCGGCAGTGCAATAAAGTTACGCAACTTGGCGGCGCCAGACTGAAACTTTTGATCGTCTATTCGACCAAACATTTCTGGCGACAACTCGCCACCCGCAAATGATCGGTTGAATGTGCGGGTTGTTGGCATCGTTTAGCGCCCACTCGTCCAAGGAACAATGTGTTCTGGCTTGATGTTGCGCTGATTACTGTCAGATGCTTTCGCAGTTTGCAAGTATCCAGCCATCATCTGAATGCATCGCTTTGCTTCCGCTGATCCAGCGTCACCCTTGATGATCGGCCCTGCCAACATGCTGGCAAGGTGCCAACTCAAAGTCAGAACGAACAGGGCATCAAACTTGGTTGAATCTGTGATCAAAGCCTGGTATCGCAACACGGCGGCTTCTTGATTGGTTCGGATTATCTTGTTGCCAAGCGTGTCAACTTCAACGCCGTACGGTTGCGGCGTGTACGAGCCAGCAACTACAACAGGCGGAAAGTAGGGCGTGTCGGTCGGAATCAATCGACCAGCGTAATCATCGTTGGCGTCATCAGCCAACACGGACACGACCGTTTGACAATCGGATGGGACTGCGTACGAATAGTCCCAAGTGGTGACTGTGTTCGTTAATTCAGCCAACGCAATACGCTTGGACGCAAAGTTCCAAGGATGCAGTTGAAGCAGCGTGTCCCGCGCGATGGCGTAGAAACGCTTGCAGTGTTCGGCTTGAGCAGATCCTTCTGGCGGATCAATGCTAGAGACGGTTGCGTCATCGCCTAAGTGCGCGAGCGCGAGATTGCAGATGTCTACGACTGATGCCATGCGAGATCTCCTATTAAGAAACGAGGAGAGCAGGGGTCAACTGCTCCCCTCGCTTTGGGGCAACTTTGTAACTAGCGAGTCATTTCAACCCAAGT